AAAGTCCGTGGCGTCTCTACCTACTACAACGATGAAGGCAAGCCAGTTGGTCAATGGGTCAAGTCCATGGCTGACAAAGAGGCAATGCTTGAGGCGGCGCTTGAAGCATTCAAGGCTGGATTCCTCGAAGAAGTAGATGGCCTTCACAAGCCCATACAAGCCCCTGAGAAGGCGTTTAACGAGGATAGACTGTCAGCCTACCTTATCGGAGATCATCATCTGAACGCGCTCTGCTGGTCCCCTGAGACGGGTGGCGACGATTGGGATACAAACATAGCCCAAGACGTATTGATCAAAGCCGTCGATAAGCTGGTGTCTGCGGCAGGTGAATCGGAGGTAGGCGCACTCATTAACTTGGGTGACTTCCTTCACGCAAACTCAGGTGACAACAAGACAGCCAAAGGAACCCCGGTCGATGTCGATGGAAGGCTAGGCCGGGTTATTCGTATTGTCGGGAACCTATTCAAAGTTCTAATCACTAGGATGCTGGAGACGCATAAAGAGGTCTGGTTGATCAACGTAAGAGGCAACCATGATCCCGATGCGAGCCTTTGGTTAAATGAGATGATGCGCCTGTACTTCCATGATGAGCCACGAGTTAAAGTGTTCGACAACTTCTCCAAGTGGATACATTTTGAATGGGGCAAGAACCTAGTTGTTATGCACCACGGAGACCGGGTAAAGACTCAGGCACTCTACGAAGCTGTGACAAGAGACTACGCAGAGGAATGGGGCAGGACTAAACACCGATATCTTTATCACGGTCATATCCACCACCGCACTGTGACAGAGATGGGCGGCTTGCACTTGGAATCGTTCGGCGTCTTGTGTCCACCAGATGCGTACCATTCAGCATCGGGCTACGGTTCAGCGAGGTCGATGTCCTGCGTTATACTCGATAAGGAATACGGCGAGCACAGTCGATTCAAAGTTGGCATTGATGAGGTAAAAGCGTGATCCCAATTATTAGCTGTCCGCTACCCGGTGGTGGGAATGTATTGATCAAGACTCAGGATATTGGCGGCGCAACTACAGCGAAGAATCCAAAAGAGTGTGACGTGTATATCTTAGGCTGGGCGGCTGACGGTATTACGATTGACCTGTCTCTGGATGACTTCGCAGATATATGGGTATCAGCATTACTAGATGATGGAGTTGGGTATGAAATCGTATTTACCCCAGATGGATTGCACTGAGTGCTTTAAGGTCATGGTCCCGCAGTTCAAGAAAGAGTATCCCCACAAACTTGAGGGCTGGTCATGCGATTGCGGGAATAGCGAGAAGGCTATATTGAGAGAGCGTCAGTACACGAGGGAAGACGATGACAGTCAAGCGCGAGCAGTGTGATATCTGGTTTTCAAAAGCCGTAAGGTTACGGGACCAGAAGTGCTTACATTGCCACAAGACTGACAGACTTGAGTGCGCTCATATATTTGGCAGACGTAACAAGCGATTGCGTTGGAGTATGGGGCCGGGTCCGGGCAATGCGGTAAGCCTCTGCCATGCTTGTCACCGATGGTTCACTGAACAGCCTATAGCCTTCCATGATTGGTTGCGCGAGATGTTTGGCGATGATCACATGGATCACTTGCGGCTAGTCAGTAACGAGATTTACAAGACGACTAGAGAGCTTAGAAAAGATATCGCGGCGCATTACCGCGATGAAGTCAGAAAAAAAGAAGCGGATCCAGATCACGAGATTCAGAGCTGGAACTAATGTGGTCCAGATAGTATTGGCGCATGACTAATCTATACCTGAGTTTGTCCAGCGCGCTTTTTTCAATTTGTTTTACACGTTGACGAGAAACTCCGAGCACCTCAGCGATCTCGGAGTATGTCATGTGGTAATCAGGATTGGTTGAAGCTGTCATTGGTCCCCCTCATACGGATCATGTATGCCGGGGTACTTCATTAGCCAAGTGCCCTGCACCTTGTCGATATACCTAGTGCTAACGTTATGGCCTTTACACCAGCGCAAAGCACTCTCCAAACTATTGAATACGATTGTTGTCATTATTACTCCTCCCTTTTTCTTTAATACTAACAAAAATAGTTTCATTCAGACAATATGTGTTATACTCATCGAATGTGTACTACTGTGAAGCGAGCCATGTTCTGTACTCGTAACGGCTATAAGCACATTGAGAACCTCGATAAGGTATGTGTACTTATCGGGCGTTTGAAAGGACTAACAGAGTCCGAGTATCTCGATCTATGTGCAGTCAGTAAGCTGGAAAATGCACGAGCGTTAGAGATGGCAAAACACTACCCGGCTCACTGAGTTAAGGGTAATAACAGGCCGAAAAGGTCACGGGGCTTCTTGCCCCTCAAAAAAGGGATGGGTCATGTACGAGCAAGAAATATTTAACAAGAATCCGGGCTTAGTAATTGGCGCGGTTATCTTATTTATCGCTGTGTTGGGCATCGTAGGTAATGCCGACATGGAAGAAGAGATCAGCCAGCAAGACTTCTATTGTGAGAACGTCGCCATGTGGATTGACTCCAATGGTGAGAACGGGCATCCCAACTTCCGAGGTGTAGACTGTGAAAGTTCTTGATCTATTCGCTGGGATCGGTGGCTTTACCATCGGTCTTGAGCGAGCAGGATTCGAGACAGCGGCTTTCTGTGAGATAGATCCTTATGCTCAGAAAGTCTTACGCAAGAACTGGCCAGGAGTACCGATCTATGACGATGTACGAACAATCACAGCAGAGCGACTGGCTTCAGACGGAATTGGAGTCGATGTCATCACAGGCGGATTCCCCTGCCAAGACATTTCAGTCGCAGGAAACCAAGCAGGTATCGCAGACGGAACGCGCAGTGGATTATGGTCAGAGTGCGCCCGTCTTATTGGGGAGCTTCGACCCCGATACGCCATCTTTGAAAACGTCACAAACCTGCTTAATGGAGAACGGGGAGCTTGGTTTAAGCGAGTTCTCTGGGACATTTCCGCGCTCGGGTATGATGCGGAGTGGCACTGTATACCAGCTTCCGAACTTGGCGCGCACCATCACAGAGATCGGATCTGGATTGTGGCCTACCCCAGACACAACGAGCCGCGGCGCAAGAGCGAGCGATCTTGTAGTGAACTCATCGACAGTGCAAAGGCGGGACAGCGGCCAGAAGCGCGGGATGGATTTACAGACAGCGGTAAAGTATTGGCCTACACCAACGGCACACAATGCCAAAGAGGGAGCTTATCCATCCGAATACAATCGCAATACGCCAACATTGTCGGCGCAAGCGGGTGGAGCGCTGAACCCGGAATGGGTCGAGTGGCTAATGGGATTCCCTCTAGGTCACACAGACTTAAATGCTTAGGCAATGCAGTAGTGCCGCCAATACCAGAATTGATAGGAAGGGCGATAAATGAAGCTAACGTATAAGGACGTACAGGAAGCCTCAAAGCTGAATCACAACGGCGTGACGTTTGACAGCCTAGCGATTATTTTTGATGTAAGCCCAACAACTATTCGCCGCTACGTTCGGGCGTATGAGCGTTATGGGAAGTCATTCTGGGGGCCATTTCCAACAGAGGTAAATGATGGCTGATCATCGTGGTAAGCTAGACAAGGAAACTAGGGATAGACACTTTCCTGAGCTGAACGGCGGGAAAGGATCAAGAGCACGTAAATCAACAGCAGAAAGCCGGAAGGCATATGCTGATAACTGGGATAGGATATTCGGTAAAAAGAAATGAGTAATAACAGCGCGGCTCAACGTAACAGAAAGCTAAGACAGGATGCTCTCAGGGAGCAACTTGCACAGCAATGTCACGAACAGCATGTTATTGAAATCATTAATGAATTGAGTGATTCTGATTTAGAGTTTGACTCTTTGATGATTCGCCGCAAGGAAATTGCACTCAATGCACACCTAAAGCTCATGGCTAAGTACATCCCAGACCTGAAATCTCAAGAGCTAACTGGCCCAGATGGCGGCGATTTAGTCATAGCTGTACAGCGTAAGCGCTTCGATGGCGAAGATTGAGTACATAACCAAGCCACCGGGTAAAGTTCTCGAAGAGTTTGCCGATTGTCGGGCGCGTAACTCATTCATCATGGGGCCGCTAGGCTCCGGCAAAACAGTTCAAGTTATCCTGAAGTTCCTAGAGCTGATGTGCGAACAAGCGCCAGTGACACGGGAGACGCATCCTAACTACGGCGTAAGGCTTTCAAGGATCATTGCCGCACGTAACACCTACAGCGAACTATTCTCGACCACGATCAAGGATTGGCTTGAGGTGCATGGCGAGCTGGGTGAGTTCAAGCAGGGCAATAAGGAACCGCCAACGCACAAGATTCAGTTCAAGCTAGAGGATGGCACGACTGTACGCTGTGAAGTCATCTTCATCGCCTTTGATCGGCCTGATCACGTTAAGAAGGCACGAGGTATACAGACTACATGGGTATGGCTGAACGAGGCTAAGGAGCATTCTAAGAGCGTTGTGGATATGCTCGATCTGCGTTGCGGTCGATACCCGTCAATGAAAGAAGGCGTCCGCCCTACACATTACGGAATGATAGGAGACTCGAATGCTCCAGACGAAGATCACTGGTATTACAAGCTGGCTGAAGAAGAGCGGCCAGAAGATTGGAAGTTTCATCGACAGCCTGGCGGTGTCTATCGGGAGGGAGATGGTTGGTATCTCAATACCCGAGCCGAGAACCTCCAGAACTTACCCGAGGATTACTACCGGCGAGGACTCCAAGGCAAGACCGACGACTGGATCAAGGTCAATCTCGCGAATGAGTACGGCTTTGTCTCAAGCGGTAAACCAGTTCATCCTCTATATACTGATTCTATACACTGCCTTGGCGATGTTTTTGTTCCTAATTCTGACACCCCTGTTGTGCTTGGTTTCGATTTTGGTCGCACTCCCGCTTGTGCTTTTATACAACGTGATGCGCTTGGTCGATGGGTTTGTTTCGACGAATTCTGCATGACTGATTCCGGGGCCGTGGACTTTGCGCCAAGCCTCAAGCGTTACATTGACGCCAACTATCCGAAGTTCAAGTTTCGCGGTTGGGGCGATCCTTCTGGCGATAACAAGAATCAGGCCAATGCTGATACACCATTCAAGATCATGCGAGCGGCAGGCATACCCTGTACGCCAACACTGTCAAACGATCCATCATTGCGACGTGCGGCGCTTGAACTACCCATGAAAGAGCTGTGCATGGATGGTAAGCCGCGATTCCTAATCAGCCCGAAAGCGAAGATGATTCGCAAAGGGTTACAAGGTGGCTTTTGTTACCGGCGGTTACAGCTATCGGGTGAGAAATACACAGATGAGCCAGACAAGAACGAATACTCGCACCCGGTCGAGGCACTGGAGTACGCATTGCAGGGCGAAGGTGAAGGCCGTCAAGCACTAACCAACCTACATACGCAGAACAGACAACCACGACAAGCACAGGTGAAGTTCAGTGTCTTCTGATATCGCATACGTAGCATTCTGCATGGATGACGGGCCGCATTGGTGGTCATGGATGCTACACCCAGAGATCAAGCACTGTTATGTGGTTATCCCGCACAATGGGCAATGGCTCGCTTTAGGTAAATCAACGGAAGGTTTGGAGCTAATGATGGTGGAAAACATTAGCGATGTAGTCGAGAATGATATTCTGATAAAATCCGAGATACGTCGGCCAAAGCGCGGACTATTTATGTTGAACACTTGCGTTGGTTATACAAAACAAGTGCTAGGAATCAGTAAGCCGTTCATTTGGACGCCTTATCAACTGTATCGGTATTTGGAGAAGCAGAATGTCAGGAATTTTTAAAACGCCGAAAGCACCTAAGCCCACAGCACAGCAACTCGCTGTTGAACGTCGTCAAGCGGCGGCACTGGATGAAGAGATTCGAGAGCAGGAAGAGCGTTTCAAGGCTATGGCTCGCGGCAAGCTAGGCACTAAGTCACTGTTAGGCGGCGTACCTCGTAGTCGCACTGAAGCGGCAGGCGGTCGTGCTGGCGCGGCACCAGCTCGCACCATGTTAGGCATGGGCGGTGGCGCTGGTCGTGTTGCACCTCGCGGCATGGGCGGCGGATCACGCTCTGGTCCGTATGGCGGCATAAATATCCAACGTGTATAGGTAAACCGTATGAGCTTGCCACCCCATCTAGGCTCGATCCAAGATATCAAGGAACGAGAAGCCAAGGCATTCAACACTCAAGCAATGTGGCACGACCAATTGCAGGATGTGTATGAATATTTCCTACCTCAGCGCAACTTGTTTGACCGTGAAGACAAGGGACAGAAGAAGATGGATAAGATCTTCGACTCGACCGCGTTGACGGCTATCCAGCAGGGCGCGAGCAAGCTACAAGAGAACATCGCACCGATCATGTCTCGCTGGGCTACCTTCCAGCCTACCGATGAAATAGTCCGTCTTGTCGAATCAGGGCAGTTTGATGTGTCTGAAGAGGACATCCGGGCGAACCTAGATAAACAGTGCGAGATCGTATTCGACTATATCAACCGATCTAACTTCCACACGCAGTTTTATGAGGCGGCGCTTGATCTATTGGTAGGCACAGCCACCATGAAGATCGAGGAAACGGACGACGAAACCAACCCTATTTGCTTTAACACGATCCCGCAGAAGGGCATTGCGTTTGAAGAGGGCCCATACGGTAGCGTTGAGACGCACTGGCGGCGCTTTGAGGTCAAGGCTCGCTTGTTAGAGCGTATGTGGCGTGGCTTTGAGCCGTCTGAGAAAGTCCGAAACATGATCGAGAATAGCCCCAACACTGAGGTGAAGGTGTACGAGGGCGTCATATTCGATCCCAAGGACAAGAAGTATTACGGATGCCTATGGGTGAATGGTGAAAGCCGCTTCTCATGGACTGAAGACTTCGGTGTATCAAGCCCTTGGGTCACTGGTCGCTACACAAAGGTAGCTGGTGAGGTCCGTGGTCGTGGTCCAGCGATGCAAGCACTGCCCGATGTGCGCTCATTGAACAAGGCGAAAGAGTTTGTCCTGCAAAAAGCCGCAATAGATTTGGCAGGAATGTACACAGCTACTGACGACGGCGTTACCAACCCGTACAATATGGTCATTGCACCGGGTGTCGTGATTCCAGTCGGATCAAACAACACCAACAACCCTTCTATTCAACGTCTCGATACAGGATC